ATCAAAGAATACCCAACTGCAGCTGCTCATGCAGGCCACTTCCGTTCTTTGTTAAATGAATTGAAGTTAAAGAAAAACTTCACACCAGATATTGTCTTTATTGATTATCTAAACATCTGTTGTTCTTCTCGTATCAAAATGGGTGGTAGTGTGAACACCTATTCTTACATCAAATCTATTGCAGAAGAACTCCGTGGTCTGGCTGTTGAGTTTAATGTTCCTGTTGTAAGTGCAACACAAACAACAAGAAGTGGCTTCACAAGTACCGATGTTGGTCTTGAAGATACTTCCGAATCGTTTGGTCTGCCTGCAACTGCTGACTTTATGTTTGCTTTGATTTCAACTGAAGAACTTGAGCAACTTAATCAAATGATGGTTAAACAGTTGAAGAATCGTTATGGTGACCCTAATGTATATAAACGATTTGTGATTGGTGTTGATAGATCCAAAATGAGATTGTATGATGCCGAGCAATCAGCACAAAATGATATCATTGATTCTGGCCAAGAAATTGAAGATAAACCGCTAAATACATTTGGTAACCGTGAACGCAGGCTCAACAATAAGTTTGACAGTTTCAAGGTATGAAACACAAAATACTTTACGACAAGTTACATTCTTATTCTCACCGATTCTGTGGTGAAAAAACTCTCAATCAAGTAATTTATTGGACTAGAAGAATGTTGGCTGAGCATAAAGTCAGAGTAAAAAAATATATTGATAAGACCAATACATCATATAGTATTCTTTGTGTTGGTGGTTATTATGACCCAACAATTTATGATGGTAAAGATATTGAAATGTTTATTTCTTTTAATGAAAATGAAAAAGATGTATCATTTAAGCTTGAAGAACCAACTGTAAAGGTTTTTATTGATGAAGTATTCAAAACATTGGTGCATGAAAAGAGGCATCGTTATCAATTTCGCCAAAGAGGCAATAACTTTGGTAAACAATACAGAAGTAATGTAGAGGATAAAACATTGAAGGTTCAACTAGAGTATTACGGTGACGATGATGAGATAGATGCCTATGCACAAGAGGCAGTAATAGAGATGCGGTTACATGGCAACTCCCACTCTAAGGAAATGTATCAGATTTTATTTGCAAAAACAGACCCGGTAGTGTATAATAGATTTTTAAAGAAATTCATTAAATACAATCAGAAAATTACACTATGAAATTAAATAAAGAACAAGCCATATATTGTGCCAAATACATGGAAGATTATTACCATCATTTTGACCGCATTGATGATTATATGCGTAGTCAAAAAATGGGACAAATTGCAGAGATGCCTGTTTGTTTACCAGGATGTGGGCCTGAAGAAGATTTGTTCTCTGATTTTACCATTCATCCAGATGATATGGAGTTTGAATTGGTTGATATTGGTTCTTCTCGTTGGTTAGATTATATCTCCGTTATTTCTTCTCACCTAATCTCTCGTAGTGTTCCCGGTCGCATAGTTCAGTTTGCTGTATTTGAAAAGAACACAAAGAAGATTGTTGGTTTCATTCGCCTTGGTTCTCCCGTCATCAATATGAAACCTCGTAATGAAATGCTTGGTCAAGTATTCACACAGAGCAAAGAAGCCGCAAGAAACTTTAATAACTCGGCTGCAATGGGTTTCACCATTGTTCCTGCTCAACCATTTGGTTTCAATTATCTTGGTGGTAAATTACTTGCCGCTATGTGTTGTTCCCATGAATTGCGTGAGATTATGAATAAGAAATATGGTATGAATCTCTGCTTGTTTGAAACAACCAGTCTGTATGGTTCTTCAAAGACAGTATCACAGTATGATGGTATGAAACCATATCTCCGTTTCAAAGGTCTAACTGACAGTAACTTTGTACCAATGCTTGACGGTGATGCCTATAAAAAACTCAAAGACTATGTTGAGGCTGCAACAGGTGAACAACTGGTTGATCCATCCGATTCAAGTAAAAAACTCAAAGCAACAATAAAAGTTATTGGCATGGTCAAGATGGCGTTAAAAGGTGAACCTGAACTCACACGATTCAATGAAGTGATTGATAAAGCCAAAGGTCTTACTGAAAGAAAACGATACTATATCTCCAACTATGGTTTCAAAAACTTTATTGAAGTGGTTAATGGCACAGAAACAGAGTTGGTTCCTGACCCCGAAAACTATGAAAAGTTTCACATGAAAAACATTGTGGAGTGGTGGAAAAAGAAAGCATCCAATCGTTTTGAAACATTAAAGAACGATGGCCGTATCAGAACCGAGATGGAAGTATGGTCTGGCGATAAAGAGATTGACATTATCCGTTAGTTGTGATAGGATAAATACTCCAATAAACAAATAATGGAGTATTAAATGAGTAGTTTAACATATAAAGATTTTTTCAAAATAGCGACAAAAAAAGATAAGTTTATTTCTAGAAAACAAAAATTTTTTGCCAAAATGAAATATGAAAAAATTGGCACCGATTCTTATAAACAACCATTTGATATGGAAGATAAAAAACAAGCTACTTTTTCTATTACTGGCACAGACAGTAATTCTAGAAATAATAAATCTCAATTACAAATTTTAAATAAAATTAAACCTTGTGGAGAAAGAGAAGATAGGAGTTCATTTTCTGCATTAAAATTTATAAGCACAACTGGTAAATCATATAGCATGAAAGATTTTACCAAGACAAAGGAGTTTGGTGGAGGTGGAGGTGCCAGGGGTGGAGCAACATTAACAAAATATACTGAAAGTGGACAATGTTACTTTTGTTCTTTGGTATTTAATGTGATAAAAAAAGAAATAGACAGTCCAGAAGATTTATCCAGAAAAAACTTTATAGAATCTGCCAAATATTGCGATACAGGAAGTTTAACAATAGATATAATAATGGAAAATGTTGCAAATGATGAAGGATGGACAATTTCTATGATAAGAGCTGCAAATTTATTATATAAAGATTATAAGACGAAATTTAAATCTCCCGTATATTTTCACAGAGATTCTGATTTTATGAATAAAATTTATTCCTATCATAAAGAATGTTTAAAAATAAATCCAGTTTTAGGTTCTTTTGATAAGAATAAATGGAATCCAGGTGATATTTGGATGACAACTTTAGGAAAAAATGTAAATGATTTACCTGAATTGACATATGCCAGTTGGCCAGATTTAAATAAACAAATTTATGATTTAGCTCAAAAAAATAAATTGTTAGGTATATCATTAAAAAAAGTTGAAGGTAAAGCTACAAAGGAAGAATCTAATATTCCAGGAGTTAAAAAAACTAACTATAAATTTGAAAGTTATAGACTTGCAGCTGCTGGAAGTAAAGGTAGTTTTTTTAATTCAATTGATATGTATATGACAATAAGTGGAATTGAAGTTCAATTCAGAGCAACAAATACAACTGAATCTTGGCAAGGTGAAGCTCAAGGTGGTGCAGCGGCTGCTGGTAAAATAGGTGGTGGCAATATAAATGAATATTTGAAAAAATATGGTTCTAAAGGATTATTTAATAATTCTGAAGCAGAAGTTTTTGCTTTTACAAAAACATCAGGATTTATGAAAGAGTTTTTTAGATTATATAAAAAATATTACAATGGTGCCGACAAACTTAAAACTGAAAAAGAATTTGAAGCAGCTGCCAAAGCTAAAGATGCTGACTCTCCTGGTTCTTTTTACTTTTCAAAATACATGAATTTAAAATTTTTAGATTTGTTTATAACTTCTGGTGAAGAAAATAAAATAGCTTCAGACCTTATTTACTATGCTAAATCTCAAACAAAAGAAAGTTCTTATTTTATAAAGATACTGTAAAATGAAATTCACAGAATATTTAACAGAAGGTAAAGAAGGTAAGAATGTTCACCTTGAGCATATTGAAGATGAATTGCTCAATCGTGGTGTAGCAGGTGGCCGAGAAGCAATTAATTTTCTCCGTTCTCTCCGTGATATGCTTGCTGGTCAATCACAATCCCATGTGAATGTAACAACAAAATGGGATGGTGCACCTGCTATATTTGTTGGTAACAATCCAGAGAATGGTAAATTCTTTGTTGGCACTAAGGGTGTGTTTGCTAAAAATGCAAAACTAAATTATACAGATAAAGACATTGACAAAAATCACCCAGCCGAAGGTCTGAATGATAAGTTGAAAGTTGCATTACGTTATCTACCAAAACTTGGTATCAAAGGTGTATTGCAAGGCGATATGATGTTTTCAAAAGGTGATTTGAAAAAAGAAACCATAGATGGTGAAAAATATATTACCTTTCAACCAAATACAATCGTCTATGCCATTCCTGCTGATTCAAAACTAGCACAGTCAATGATGGCTGCACAATTAGGCGTGGTGTTTCATACATCATACACAGGCAAAACCATATCTGATATGAAGGCCTCTTTCAATGTGGATATTGGTAAGTTATCTACAACCAAAGATGTTTGGTTTCGTGATGCTTCGTTTGTTGATGCTTCTGGTACTGCCACATTTACTGAAGATGAAACAAAAGAAATTACAAGAGTGTTATCACAGGCAGGTTCTTTATTTCAACAGATTAATCCATTGGCATTGAATCGCATTTCAGCCAATGAAACAATTCTAATGCAGATTAAAACATTCAATAATAGTAAGGTGCGTGAAGGTCAGGCAATTAAGAATACAACAGCACACACTAATGAATTGATTAAAACAATTGAAACAAAATTGAATCAATCTGTTCTTGAAGCCAAATTAGAAAAAACCAAAAAAGAAAGAATTGCAAAGAAGAATGAAATCATGCGGTTCTATCGTAGTAATGCTGCCGAACTTAAAAAGATATTTGATTTACAGAATTTACTTGTTGATGCTAAACTAATGATTGTTCGTAAATTAGAAACCATTCGTGATGTAGGTACATTCATTCGCACAGACAATGGGTTTAGAATTACTGCACCAGAAGGTTTCGTAGCCGTTGACCGAATTAAAGGTAACGCTATGAAGTTAATAGATAGATTAGAATTTTCACAAGCAAATTTTACTGCTGCAAAAAATTGGAGTAAATAATGGCTGATATCAAATATGACCTCAACCTGATAATGAAAGAATATGGTGATGATGATTTTGGTTTCACCGCAATGGATGAAGAAGAATATACAGATGTTATTGCAGAGAAAGAAGAAACAGTAGAAGAATACAAGGCAAGATTACAACAGGTAGAAAAGTTAATTCTTCCATTTCTTACCAAACTATTACAGACGGCAGACCAACCAATTAT